AGACATCCTGTCGAATCAATCAATTCTGTTCGTTTTGCAAAAACTTCTTCTTTTGTGAAGAATGATTCATAATAAGCCCACGTAGTCTGTTCATTTGGTCTTATGTATAAATCATAAACAGGTTCTCTCATATCTCAATCACCAAAGGTTCATGTGTTCCATTATAAGATTCATCAAGGATAGCGGCATTTACAAAAATTGTACCGTTCAATTCTTTGATTCCATATCCACCGTGGATATGTCCAAACACATGAACTTTTGGTTTGATTCGCTCTACTGCAACTCGAAGTGCTTCATCACCAAGATTGTGTTCTCCTGGAGAACAGGTATCCAGAATTCCATAAGGCGGTCCATGAGTCACAAGAATATCCGAATGATCCAGATTCTCCCAATGCCTATCAAGTTCCTGTCCAAACTTAGCAAAAGCACATATGTGTCCAAACTTACGACTTACAGGAGATCCCGCAATACGTAAGCCATCCACATCAACAAAGCTATCGTTGAGATAATCAATACCCGTTTTGTTAAATATAACAGGAAGAGAGGCCAAAGCGGCATCGTGATTTCCACCTATACAAATCTTATACTTATGGGGTTGAGCCCTGAACCAACGAAAGAATCGTCCGGTTTCTTCTATTCCACCGCTGAGACTTACATCTCCGGCGTGAATAAGAATATCACCTTCAGGAAGTTCAGGGTAGAATATATCATGAGTATCCGAAATCAAAATTAATCTAGGCATTAAAAGATTTCTACCAGCTTCCCTTTCTTTCGTTTAGTGCTTACAATCTTCTCAAGATTGTTCTTCCACTGCCTTAGTGTAACTCCATGAAACATCCAACAAGTACCGCACATTGTCTCTTCAGTATGGCCATCCATACCATGACAAGTACACCAGCATTTACTGCTCAAACTTGTTGTCTGTGTCATATCTACTTTTTCTCTGGAGTCCATCCAGTCTTACGTAAAGTTCCATATACATAAGCATCAGCATGTTTACCCTTCAAACCTTTCGCTGTTGCTTCCTTCTTTAGCTTCTCTTCAAGTTTCTTTGGCATCACAAATCCTTTAAAAAATATGGAGGGGTTTAAAGCCTGGTGGGGTGCCTAAGCCTCTTCAGATAACTCAAGGCCCTAACTTAAGCAGCCACCCACCAGGCTTTAAACCCCTCCATATAAATTACTTAACAGCCTTTACATTAAAAATGCTAAGGTCTGCCTTTGTTATATCATCGCCCCCAACACTAGCAATACGATGCTTAACCTTTGATACAAATCGACCACCCGCTACCCGGTTCAGATACTCAACAGGCTTTTCATCCGTATCAATATCTGTTCCAATAGCCTTAGTAAGGCGTACAAACACGCCGGGTGACCAAGCCTGTTCCGCAGGATCGGGATAGCTAAAATACACTACACGTCCTGAAAACTCCCCATCGGCAACCTTTGCAGCCGCTTCAACCCTATTAGGATTGAATTGACTGTACTTTGCACCCCCCAAAAGCTCGAACACATATTCTCGACCTTCTGGAAGTACGTCGATATCCGTAGGGATACTCGTCAAATCAATATCTGCCCAAGACATTCAGTAAAACTCCAATTGTTTCTATAATTTCCATTGATAAGGCTCAATGGATAAAGCCATCTTATTGGAGGGGATTATTAGGAAGGGTTGGACGAAGATTCACAATCTTTCTACAAAGTGAACATAAATCATACCACATCTTATGTTCAAGCTCCACAGCTTTCTTACAATCATTACAGAATCCATAGACAGACTCCGTCATTTCTGCTCCGATTCCTTTAGAATCCTATCGATATGCTCAAAAGCCTTAAATAGTCCAAACTTACATCCATCCTGAAAACCATCTTGATATCCAGCACGACGAAGAGATACACAGACTGCGACCATACCTATAAAGAAAATTGCGAGATATAGCCAGTCAGTCATTATTTACCTGGTAATTTTGAATATCGGTACGCCAAATCTCTTGGACCAGTCTAACCTGATATTCATATTCTGGATGCTGTTTCTTATAATTCTCAGCCATTTCAACGGCTCTCTTGCTATAAGCTAAAGATTGAATAACCCTATCCCAAAGTTTATTATCTTGACTTTCCCAAACTTCATAATATTGAAATTGCTTCATTTTGACTCTATCTTATTCAAACAAAAGGGTTTTCTAGCCTGGTGAAGAAGGCTGATCGAATGTCTTGTTGGGGCACCAGGCACCGAGTCGTAACCCCTCAGATACGTTGCTCGGATTTACAACCCCTGCATTCGACCATCCCCACCAGGCTAGAAAACCCCTCGTAGTGATTGCGATATAAAGGGTCTAGTAGGATTGGATAACGCACATAGACCCTGCAACTCGTTCTACAATAGAATTGCTCTATTGCAACTAATTACATCTATTAGTACCCTGAAACGCGTTTTTGTGTACCCCTCTGTTACATTTATTTTTCATTCTTTCTTATTCTAAGAAGCCTATTTGGACTAAATTCAATTAAATAAGCATCTAATAATTTTGAAAGAATTTCTTGCACTTGTTCAGGAGACGGATATTGGAAGTAGCCAGGACAAATACTTTGAATAAGTTTTGTTGGAGACAGTTCTTCAGTCTTAATTTTATTAAAAACTAATTCTTGTAATTCATTCATTTTAAACCTTTTTCGATATGGGTTTCAATGCTCCATCGTACATAGCACATTCAAGAGAACAATAAGCTTTGGTTCCCAAATAATCATCTGGAACTTCAAGCATTATAATACCCCGGGAAGTATTAGGATTCTCGTGATGAATACGACGTTCAGAACATCCCGGACCATTGCAAGGTAGTTTTCTCATGCCGGTATCGCTAAAAACAGCTCTCCATCCTTAAGTTTCTTCTGAATAGCCAGATCCCGCTTCCGTTCAAGCTTGAAAATAAAGAAGTTACAGCGCTTAAAACTCCCTCCAGTTTCAGTAATTTCTTCATTCGCAACATCAAGCCATTTATAGAAGTCTTCAGGAGTAGTAAATTCCTCTGAACGTATCTTCAAAAGATGCTTATTCCCAATGATTTCAATGCTTAAAGTAGCATTTTCAGGTTCAAAAATAGGGTCTGCTTCTAAGGAAGATAGTGCATTTTGGGCTTCAATTGGGTCTATGAATTCCCAATGAGCAGTACCCACAAGCTTATGTTCTTGCGAAAATGAACTCATGATTTTTTTCTCCAAATAATCCACATTATAAAGCACATAAAACTGAAAGGTATGAGCATTCCTAGAATATCCAATAAATTATCACTCATTTCCAATCCTCTTCCTTAGTTCCTGGAAATATAATAGAAGCAACTTTAGCAAAATTCACATCTTCTCCTATTAAAGTTGTTCCATTTGCCCTGAAATTATTACGACATTCTTCTATTTCTAATGAAAATTGTTCGATTCCTTTTTTACTGGCGTCACGCGAGGTACATAATGTCGCTTCCACATCGAAACCGATATCTCCAAAACCAGCTCGTTCAAATTCTCCAGTTTTCTTATCATTCGCATACTCAGGCTTAAGCTTGTGGACAAAACCCACATTAACGCCTGAACGTAAAGCTCTTTGAATAAGCTGCCTAAACTCAACATTAACCGCTCCATATTGTATTGCCATCACCTTGTCTAGTTTACCTAATCTTGCTACTCGAATAAGTTCCCAAGCTTCTGTAGAAAGATCAATAGCAACACTACGCATGCAGGTAAGACTTGCAAGAAATTGCTTAGTAAAAGCATCCCAGACCTTTGTAGCAGCGCCACAAAGATCGGTTACCCCTGTACCTACCGTTTTGTTAGTAAGTGGAACCTCATAATCAAAGGTATAGATTTCTTTACCTTTAGCCAGATGCTTATCAATGACCCCTTTTAAACCAAAATTCAGATTGTGAATACAAAGAGGTCCAGGCATAGAAAGAATAAACTCTGTTTTACCTGTCTTAGATTGGCCATCTAAACAATAAACCAGAGATTTCGGAACTTCTGATTCTGCTTTAACAAATTCTACAGTTGGAACAGAAGCTGCTTTAATTGAAAGAACAGGTATTGTCATTATTCCCCATCACTAAAAATTTCAGGAGCATCATCAGGATCAAGCATTCCATCATAAAAATCCGCTTCATCCTCAATAGGATAGGCATCGGCCATTTCTATACTTCGGTTAATAACTTCACCAGAATCCCCATCTTCAAGCATAGCTTCAGCTTCACTGACCGCCTCTTCAGGAGTCCGAGCAATTGTAGTAAACCGATGTTCTGTTGTTACAATAAGTTGCACTTCATATTCTTGTTTAGACATTACCAGGACCCTTTCCGGAGTTCTTGTTCTCTTCGATACAATTGTACTGCATTTTTAAAAGCTTTATAATCGGCTGCAAATTCAGCTCTAGGCAGCCTTAAATCTTCAAATTCACCGGTTTCTTTATCAATTCGTAGCACCCAACGTTCTCTTACTTTTTCTCCTACCTCCTCCTCAATACCATGCGCATAAGCTGCTGTTTGGTAACGATAAGACGAATAAATAGATTTGGAAGTCTTCCAGTCGGGAACCGCAGGGACGCCATCAATATAGGCGTGCCAGTCACATATACCACCCACGCCCAACTTCGGAATAAAAATCTGCCGTTCAATAGATATTGTTTTCCAGTGATGAGTTTCAATCCATTTAACTGCGGCTCCACAAGAATTCCTTACCTTTCGTTGAATTTCAGTATCTTCGTGCTCAAATTCAGAAGGATTAAAACCTTTGAGAAATTGTTCAATCCAATTATGAGCATAAGTACCGATGTCTGCGGCTTCCTGTTTTACTGTTCTCCAATGTTTTTTAGCTTCTTGGAAAACTTGGTCAAGGTATTCCTGAGTGATTTCTCCAACAAGTTTAGATCGGCAATACTCAATAGCTTGGTTCGCTGACCATTGTACCAACGCGTCTCCCTTAGAAATAATTCCAAGGGCAGTAGTAACTCCCAGGAGTCGTTTTCCTTCATAATAGTGCCCGTGATTTTTTGGATTAAAAGTTAAAAGGGATCGATCAAATTTTGGTTCCAAGGTCTAAATGCCTTCTATTCCATTCAGGAGGAAGTTCTTCAAGGGTATCAATAGCTCCCCAAGGAATCATTAAAGCTGCTACAATCCCATCAGAATTTGAAATTGTAGTAGTTAAAGTTAAACAATCTTGATTTGTTTCAACAACATATGCAAGTGAAACAATTTGTTCTGGACGAAATTCCTTATCTCCATAACTCCATCCACCGAGCATTGCAGAATCCTGCCAATGTACTCTAACAGCTTTGCCTTTTGGCAACTCTAATGGTTGCATTCATCATCCTATTAGTACCCCGAAGGGTAATTTTGTGTACCGTCTTTAAAAATAATTATTCAGTATACGGATTATTCGTTCCAAATAATCTACCTAAACCTGTTTGAATCCTGTCGGGTTGTACTAAATTGGCATCATAATAATTAGCTAAAGCATACCCTGTTGCAGTATTTGCAAAAACTCCAGTACCTTGTACAATACCTTGTACCATCCCTCCTTGCTGAGGAGAAACAGTAACTCTTGACACAGGAACTACAGAAGGCAACTTAAACTCTTCATTCAACTTTGGTTCAATTCGCCATACCGATTTAATATCCCTATCAGGTTGAGCTTCTAAATTTGTTGCAAAATAATTCTTATTCAAAATCCAATCAACATCATCGTCCTTTCCTTTGAAAAGAGTAAACCACTTCTCTAAAAGCTGTTTAGAATCCATTATTTTTTCAATGGTTTCAGGTGCAAGAAAAGCCAATTTGATTCCCGTCATTGCCAGCATAGAAGTCTTACGACTGAAGAGCCATGAACACATCGTTCGATATTCAAAGCGATTTCGTTCTAAACGTACATCGCCAAATTGCCCATAACTTCCAAACGTTCGACGTTCTCGAGAAGCATTCAAAGGAAGAATATCTAAGCCTTCTAAGCTTTTAGTAAACCTATCCATTGCATTTTTTTGAATAACCGTAGCTTTTGGTTGATCAATATGAACATGACCACCTAATGAAAACATTCGACGTGGAGTATGAATCCAAGCTCCCGCACGCCAATTGTAA